AGTAGTGTGCCCCTAGAGACACAATTTATTTAAAGATATTTAAATGATTAATTGTATATTAAGAAGCGTGATTTTAGAAGTATAGTATGTTGCTTAGACTAAGTGCTAAATCTTACATTAGAAATCAAACTTAGACCTCCCACCCATTTTCTTCCCTTTGATAAACTTCTGCAATTTGTTCTCTTTGGTTGATTCCTGTATCTTCCTTTCAGTTGCATATTCAACAGCTTTGTTTAATGAATGTGCCATAATTGAAACCCACGGTTCTTGCTTATAATCTATCTGCATTAATGTCACCAAGAATTCTATCACATTTGACCACTTATAATTCAATGATATTGGGTTATCTACAAATTGTTCAGGAATGGAAAATCTATGGAACAGATGATCCATCTCGTTTCTATACAGTGTCATATGAATGCATTGCATTAATTCTGTCGACCATTGATTAGTATGTAACTCTCTCAAAATCCAGACTAAAGATTCCAAAATTTCCAGATTGCTATCTGATGTAAAGCCTTCGTCAGTTATGTCAAAGCATTCCTCAAATTTGTCGCATTCACGTATTAGTGCTTTTACTATTGTGTTTTTGTATGTATTATTTTTTATTGACTTTTTTGTGTATGTTATCTTCAAAGCTGGGGAGGAATCAAGCTCTTCATCTACTTCCTCATCAAGAATTTCATCAGACAAGAATTCAAAAGCATTATTATCATCCTTAGTACCTTTACAGTTAAAGATCCGACACAATTCAATAAGGGATATACTTTGTAAAGTATCTACTTGTAAGTTCAGAATATTCTGGGATTTCATCATCTTTGAAATATCTATTCCACCACATGGTAATTCTGGTCCGTCAAAGAATTGCATCTTAGCAAAGTTGCATTTTCTAACCATTGCATAGTCTTCAACTGCTACCTGTATTGATGTCAATTTTGTATTATCCATATTTAACCTCTTGATCAATCCTAATTGAGGTTTGTCATTATATGTTAGCTTAGAAATTGCTACTGGGCAGACTGGCACCCAATAATTGGTAGATCTTATTTTAGACTCCTGTATGCGTCTATTGTGGTCTAGTATATGTGAGACCGACAGTATGTTGTAGTGATATCTTTTCTTAGCCCTAAGTTGGTAACATATATAAAACAACCTAGGATCAAGGTCTTTGTATTCTTCCATAAGTTCAAATTTCAACCCATGATTCTTATTTAGCAATGCTTGACTGTGTCTAGAAATTATGTCATCACGTATCCTACTTATTTGAAGTTCTGCTGCAGTCAACCTAGAATTATTCCCAATGATTCGGATGCTACGTCCATAGCCTTTAATTGATAAATCTATTGGTCCAGTCTGAAATTCTCTTGATGTCTGCCAATTATTCCATGTAATCTGCTCTTCTGCTTTTTCAGCATCATATCTATCCAAATCTAATTGATCTAAATCGTCCATATAATATAGTATAGGAACTATCTTTGACCTTAATCTTGAATGTTTTATTTTACCATACAACTCTTTGACAGGAACTCCTTTATAAGAGAATTCTTCAATTACCCTCTTTAGGAACTGTTTTCTAGAATTATCTGCCAGAAAAGAATCAGCAAAATGTGCTACCAGGCGCAAACATTCATACGACAGTTGCAGCTCTAAATCTGTTGAAGTTGCTATTTCTGCTTTTTTTGTTTGTGAAGTTATCTGTTTTAGATGGTGTATTGTAACCCATTTGTTGTCTAGCATTAGATTACCAGCTACTATAGAGCAGAAGTCAGAAGGGGTAGCTGGTCTTTTTGGCAAAATGAATATTTTTATTTTATGCTCAGTAGATTTAATATAATCGTAGCATATTTGATAATACTTAGTTAGCTCTTTGATCTCAAATTTAATATTTCTTCCATTAGACCTTATTTCATTCTTGTTAATTCTTTCTCTCATCTTATTCCGTATGTTTGTCTTTTCTATAAAGTCCTCAAGATGATATATATCTCTCCTCATTTCATCAGGCTCTGCTCCTCGTATGGTCATGTCACCAGTTACATATGCCCTCAAAACTAAAGCTGGACTATGGTAAATTACTTTAAGGCTTTTAATCTCAGGCATTTGTGCACATGTCATAGCTGACCTATCTATAGTCATGCCTTTCATGGATAATATTATATTATTTGCACATGCTATCAATATAGGATCATTCATCAAGCAATAACTATAAACTGTCTTGATATCAGCATTTGTTAATGTGAATCTTTCTAAATCGCATTTAATCTGATTATAGGTTTCTGGGAAGGTTTTCTTTCCAATAATGCATGTAGTATCTGATATGTTAGGATCATCTTGAATGCCAAATAATTTATCATGAATACTAGTATAATCAATCATTGGCTTGTTTGCAAATAATATCTGTTCTATAAATAATTGTGCAGGATTTTGTATTGATAGTGATTCTTTAAACTTCCGGCTAGTATATCTGAATCTTATAGACTGGCAAAATTCCTCTACATTTTCTCCCTTTGTGACCAACAGTTGGGGATATTGTATGAAATAGCCTAACAACTCGTCAACTTTAGTCTGATCCTGTATAATTTGTTGATAGTCATTGTAAGATGTTAATCTTGATAGTGATGCTTGTGTTGTGAATTTCCTTGGGGTGAGCAAAGATCTTGATCGCATATCGCTTGTCTCACCCATTCCGTCATCTGATGACATAGAAGAGTCCAAGGCCATAAACCTCAGCATTTTGAATCTAATTGCTTCTATTTCGGTTAATTGGTTCAAATCCCAGTCTAAAATGTGATCATACTGCGATTGTATTGGCTCTCGTTGATACATTATGGGAGATAGCTTTCGTGATGTCCTGACTAAAAATTCGAGATTATCTGCTTCTAAACCTGCTATTGCAATGCTCGGTAAGGAACAATTTAATAGCCCACACAATTCAATAGGGACCTCGAATCTATTGTAGCAAGGCAATATGTTACATGGGTCATTGTTTTGGCCTGGAAGCATGTTATAAGTGTTGTGTGTGATCCATTGGTTTAATGCTATACTGATCCATGCAAGTGATGGCGGGCAGCCATGTTTTATTGCAGTTTGTGTTGCTGACAATCTACTAGCACAATCTTCATAAGGCCCTAGATAGGCACAGTCACCGACAGCTGTCAGCAGAAAGCGACCATATACTGAAAAGGGTTCACCGTATATATTAAATAACGATACAAATTCTTTAATAAAATTTGTTAGATATGTTTTCTTCATGTTTGCTTGGTTGCCAAATGTTAAGCATATCTTTTCAAACAACTTTATAGAAAATTCAATTAAAATATTATCATTTAATTTATTCTGCACTATGACTAATGATGTATGGTTGTCATCTGAATGCACCATTGAGTTGACAAGTGTCTCTCCTTCAAGCAAATCAATAGATCTTTTAATTACATCTTTATAAACATTCATTGAGCATGTGTGTAGATAACTACTAGTGTAGTTTAAATTCCCTTGGAGCCAGTTTCTCTTGATTTCAACCCAATTTTGAGTAAGACCATTACTCATTTCATATATGATGTCATCTTGGCGCTGAACTCTCTGATCTAGAATATTTGCAATTAAATCGTCTGGTAGGATAAGTCTTTTTTGCATATAGTTACATAAGAAATACAAGATCCTCTCTTTTTCGCATTTGTACAAAACAGGATCTAAAGCAAAAAGCCAAAAATACTTGTATAAAACATCCTGAGCACTCCATTTTGACATATCAGCATTTATTTCTATTTTCAGTGCATGCAACTTCATATCAACATCAATCTCTGATCCAAACATATCTTTTTGTATTTTACGGTTCAAATTCTTTAGTGTTTGGGCTGTGTATCGAATTTCTGCTTCTGCCAAATCCTCTAATTTTTTCAATTTAGAATCTCCTGGTTCACTGATCATCTCTTCTGGATTAAGGCGGCAACGCTCTTTGGAGATCCTTTCAACTAAATATAAGCACATCTTTGCTTCAAATTCTCCAACAAAAATCTCTCTGTCTTTTGCTGTTTTTTGACCTTTGTTAAAGAAACTGAAGTAAAATTGTTTATGTTTCCTCATTACTTCAAATATATGTGATACTGTTGGTTTATCATCAATTTCTCCATTTTTTATCTTTTCATATAATGCATCAAAGACCTTTGTTGATATGCAATCTGAATAATTTGGTATAGCCTTACGCACATCTGCATAATCGGCATGGTGTATAGCACAAGACACATCTAAATCTTCTGCAAACTCTGGATTTGCAACTGTATACTTGCTTATTTCTTTTTTTATATTACCTATTATCTTTTTTTCTTTACGATTTTTAAATTCGCTAAAATCTCCAATCTTAATGCATGATTTTGAACTGGTGAATGTAGATATAGTTGTTATGGATCGTTTTAAGTTGTTGTTGTTTTCTATACGAGAACGTATATAATTATGTCTCGATGTGTCCATGTTCAATGTTTTAGCAAGTGAATAAATCAAAACCCTAATGTTGACTGTTTGCTTCTTTGGAATATCTGACCAGATCCCAGGTATGTTCAACCGTTGATCTTTCTCAATTTCTAATATAGTTTTAGCTAGGTCAATCATAACATGGTGTTTTTCATGCAAACCTTTAGAGTTGAAATAAAATGGCATGTATACCTGATTGATATATTCCTTCAAATTTACACGCCCTGGGAACCATATAGATTTAAGGTCTCTCTGTGGTTTCACACCTTTTTGTGTTATCTCATAATCTGTCAGATGTATATTTTTTAGCTCTATCTTTTCTTTCTGGTCAAATGCCTCATAACATGCACGCTTAATGATCTGTGTCATAACAACAGAAAATGCAGTCTTTGTGTATGGGCTAAACTTTTCAGCCATATACTCACGCACATGACTTGAGATTGCAAGTGAATTCATAATCATATATCTAGAAGGCTCAGTTAGCGATAACATTGCCTTTGTTATTGAAACAGATGTGTGGAAACTAAAGTTTAAGACATCATTTGTATTCAATGATTTGTTGTCGGATAAGAATAAGCAAGATGTCATTAAGAATAAGCCTGGTGATGATACAATCCTTTGACATCGCTCTTTATCTAGTCTAAAACCCTTTGAGATTGATACAAACTTAGATCCTGATTGGAAAGTTGAATGTATTGATCCAGAATGCACAACGTCCTCTTTCCCGTCATGTAGAGCTATTACAAAATAGCAAAGAGTTGATCTTTTTGTCTTGATATCTGAGGAAGGCATAACTATCCCGTAGAGGTTGTTGTTTGCACATGTGACAACCCTAAATGTATTATGGCGATTATATTGGGATGCAGCTAACATATTTTTCATCAGAGTTGAATAATCTAAGATTGCAGCCCAATAATTTGTAGAACATACTTCTTGGACTCTCTCCCATATGTCTGGGGAAGCGTTTGATATATTATATCCGTATTCTTCTAAATAACAGCCCATTTTTTTCAAGGAATTAGTGTTAGATAGGACATTTTTGACTTGTCGATAAATTCTATTACACGCATCTTGGACGTTTTTTGAATTGAAATCCAATATCTTAGGCTTCTCTATATCCAAGTCATCAATTGATTTTTTCCCAAATGATTTGTGGCCACCAATTCCAAGGAAATCTTTAAATAGATGTGACTTGTCTTGAGCATTCATTATTTTTGTATTAAATTTGAATTGCTGCTCCCATAAGACAGTTGCACTCCCAATTTCTACTTCTTCTAACTTTTGGTCTATTTTTTTAGAAGTCTGCCGTGCTGTATTTTTAAGCTTGCTAACATGCGATTCATACAAGCCGATATTAGATGAGAAATCCATTAACAAACCCAATGATCTAAACCCATTAATGAAAGTGGAGTCACCTTGTATCTTCTGAAGCGCCTTTGCCAATGTCAATATCTTTGAAATATTTTCATTTGGTCTCTCAGCATCAGGAGGCGACCATATGAAGTGGAAACTTGGCTTCTGTTTAGATAAGTCATCAGTTAAATCTCTCTCAAGCTTGACTCTCTCATACATATCTTCCCATCCCTTTGATATTTGATCCTTACTAGGTGCTGGATAATCACCTGTGCATTTAAAAACTCCTGATGCTGCAATGTTGCAAAATTTCTTGTAAAATGGCTCATACTTTTGGATTACTGCAATCAGGTTTTGATTCCATTTCTCAGATTTAGTAGCGTCAAATTCTAAGCTGGTATTAAATGTATTTTTTTCTTCATCATTAAGTGAGTTGTAAAACTCTTTGAATATAGGATGAGTATATAACTCTGGTGTATTTTCTTCTATCCATGGTGAAGTCATTGTAAATTCGCCTTGGTTGACAATTTCTAAAAATCGGTCATTATCTTTAAATTTATCATAAAGTAACGCACGCAGATTGAAGAACCATGTAAAATCTAGATCAATGTAGATGTTTCCAAAAGCATTTATGAAGTCTTGACTGTCAATATGCACCATTTCTCGAATAGGATCTGCTCTGATTATAACAACCTCAAAATCGAGACCAAAGGGAGACAAAGCATCACCAAATATTTCCTCATATTTTGTCTTTGTTGACAATCCATAGCCAGCATCAACAGAGACTTTATAGTCTATGATATATAATTTTCCATTTAAGATAACATAATTATCCGGGCTGCAGTTTCTCACATTGAAAACAGTCCCTGGAGGCAGGAATTCAAGAAGTATATCTTGAGCAGGTGTATCATTTCTAAATTCGATGTCTAGGTATTGACACACTTCTCTGCCAAAGTAGTTATGGCGTTCCATCAATAGATCTGACATAATATCCTTTGCATCTTCAGGATCGTTGGATGCAAGGATTCTATTGCGGAACATATCGATACGGTAAGGATCCATTTTGAATTGTTTTCTCTAGGGGTACACTACT